ATTGACGAACGTGCCTGCAGCATCAACGCATTTTGCAGCGACTTCATCTGTAGCAAAAACATGCCCCCTCACATCGAGTGCACCTTCAATCAGGAAAGATTTTCCGTTGGTAGGCTTCGCGACAATCGAGCCGTCCTTTTTGAGCCAAATATATTGACCGTAAGGTGAATGGACCGCGACTTCTCCCTCTTCAAGTTTTTCCGGAAAGTCGCTGTGCGTAGCCACGACAACGCCGTTCTCGCGTGATCCGCCGATAAATAGCGCAATACCGTCCACCTCACCCTTCGGGCGGCTTGAAAAACCGTATTGCTGAACAAACTCTACGCCGCGCCGTTTTTCGCCAGCAATGAGTTCCACATCGGTTTCCAACTCGCCAGACACATACTTGCTGGCGATAACAGTGCAGCGGCCTACAATCAGGCGCAGGCGGCTCAAGATAGGGTCAAGAACATTGCCTAGATTCATTTGCCACTCACCGCCTTCTTCACGGATGCCCACGGGTCAGACTTCGCACCCTTCTTGGCCTTTTTCTTTTTCGACTCGGGCTGCGGAGCATACACGTCAGGAGAGACTAGCGTCAGATTCGCTACCGAGCCGGAAGAGCCCCAGGAATATTCTACCGACGAAACGAGAAGGTCGACAGGCGTCTCGACAAAAGCCTCCGGCGCGAACAGCGAACAGACGACACCGGGAGCCCAAAGACCTCCGGAATGTGACCAGCCGCTCACGCTCGCGCTGAACTTCATCGACTTCGCCTTGCGCACCTTGCACTCCCAATCTGCTCGGGCCTGCACCTGTTCCTTGTCGACAGAATTCGAGTCCACAATGACCATCGGACGTGTCCGGACCACGTCGGAATCGGACGCCTCGCCGACGACCTTCTTGCGGCCGGTTCCGTAAACCGAATACTTCGAGAAACGGTCGACAAGCGAGAACTCGACGCTTGCCGAAAGCAGGTTTTCGCCCTGCTTCAACGCGGGCCCACGCACACATGATTCAGGCTTCAGCAGGTAAACCCCGCCAAGCCCATCGGAGCACGGCAAGATACCGCGTTCCTTGCAAAGTTTCGCGATGGTATCAAGCGCTTTCGCGCCTGGCTCCACGGCAAAGCGCGGAAACGCCTTGCCGACATCCACATCCATCTTGTTCGAGAACTTGAGCCCGAAAGACTTGCAGATGCTGTCGATTATCTCGGCCATCGTCTTGTCTTTCCATTCAAGCGGACTTTCGATGCCGCAGTCGGCGATGTCGGCTGTCTTTTCTGACCCGGTAACACTTATGGCATGGCTGCCCGCAGAAAAACTCGCCTTCAGGTCGTCGACGTAGCCGTTGATTACTTTCACGCCATCTACAACAACCGTCACGGTATCGCCAGGGAAAAGGCGGACGCGGTCGCCGTCACTGGAACGCGCGACCAGCGTGAGCGAGAAAGTCGCGGCAATCCGATCGAGCGACCGCGAGACTCTCGCTTCGGTCCAGCTGGAAAATTTCCTTCCATTCGCATAGACTTCAATCATTTCGAGAGCACCCTCAAGTTGCGCGGAGTAATGATAAGCGGGTCGCAGATGCCATTACGTTCCAGGATATCGTCAACGCGGTCCAGGTTCCCGTAACAGTCGAAGCACGCCGAAAGAATATCGCGCGTGCCGTTCATCGGGTATTCCACGACCACGGCCAGGTTCGACATCTCGTTACGCAGATACTTGAGCGCCGCAGCCTGCATATCCAGGAGGTTCAGGTAATCGTCGATAGACTCTGCCGCTTCTGCAGCAAGCGCAAACGTATCGGCAACGGCGTCCTGCATCTCACGGGATTCTTCCGCACTGCCGAAACTGCAGTCGACAACCGACTTCGCAACCATCGACGCGGCACTCATGAGCATAAGACGCCCGATTTTTCCGGACAGTTCGTCTGCAGAGGCGTATGCCGTAGACTTTCTGTCCGATACGATAGACTTCATTATCGACAGGCTTTCTTTCACGTAGCCATTCGCGGCATCATCCCTGGTAACGATATCTGCAGAGAGCGTAAGAATATGCTGGATGCGGCTCGCAAAGTCCGCAGGCGTGCCAAGCGCTATGCTGACATTCTCGCGGATCTGCGAGACGGTATTCACGAATTCCGAGACGCTGCGGATGGAGTTGCGGGCATCCTCGATCATATCGAGAACGCCGACAGTAAACGCGGCAACGGAATCGACAACGGATTTCGCCTTGCCAAGAATGCTAAACTCTTCAACGAACGCGGATTTCGTATTGTCCAGAGTGGCGTCCGCCTTCTCGATGGCGGTACCGCGCAAATCCTCGACGCTGTTCGCAGTTTCTTTCGGGTCCTGCTCCGGGACGAACGTCACGGGAATCTCGATATACTCGCCCACATCATTATCGTATGGGATAGTATAATCAGTACACCTGGCATTAAAACGCCCGTATTGCGGATGAATTAGTTCAAAATAGCCTTCTCGGCCAAAAGCCTCATCAACCGCGTCGCGCTGGCTCTCGACATCATCACCAATCAGGAATATCGAAAAAGAGAACGAACTGACTTTCTTGCCAATGTCCTCGTTTGAATGCTTGTCAGAAAAAGGAATGGCTTTCGAGACAACCGCGCGACCGCCGGTCTTTTCAGCAGTTTTCACAAAAAACGGAATACCGGCATAGGAACCGCCGACACACTCGATAACGCCGCCAGGCGTATTGATTGAAACCTTGTGCAGTGCCTGTTCGGCCATCATAGACCTCCAAGAACGTAACCGCGCGACCAGTCGAAATCACCCTGCGCAGGCGGAGTCACCTGGACACCGCGAGGCATGTTGGTAAAATCGACAGCGAAGCGGCTTGTAGTCGTCGTGTGAGTTTCGCTGACAGACTTTGCGACAGTAGAACCGAGCGACGGCGTAGGGCCAGGAGCAGAAGCACCAGAAGAAGCCTCGCGCACGGAAGGCTGTTCGTCATCGCCAAAAAGCGAGCCGATAATGGGCATACCCTTCACGAAAGACTTGACAGAAGTTATGGCCGCCTTGATGTTTCCGAAAATAGCATCATAAAGAATCGAGCCTATGTTCGAAATACCGGACTTGAAACCTTCCCACAAGTTCGAAAACGCCTCGGGTAGGGACTTGAAGAAATTTACAAAGGGGTCAATGATCAGCGACTTTATACCATCCGCCCACCATTTTACACAGTCCTTGATTTCGCCCCACACGTAGTCGATGGCGTCACCGACCAGATTCCAGTTGTCATAGATAGACTTGATGGCAATGCCCCAGGAAACGACCGCAGCGACAATAAGCCCGATGGTCGCGAGCACCGGACCGCCAAGGAGACCAGCCAGGAGTTTTACCCCGACAAGCAAGCCGTGCCCGTAAGTGAAAATGCCCTTGACGGCAACGCCGATAATCTTGAATATCGGGCCCATCTGGTAAAGTCCGAAAAGGATTTTTCCAATCGCGGGCAAAATCGTGACGAAACTCGTCACGAATACTATTGTGCCGGGGCCTATCGCCCGGACAATAGACAAAATCGTATTCAGGATTGCGGGAATTTTCGGAAGCAGCGACTTGACATACTCTGCAGTACGTCCAAAAATCTCCTTTACAACCGGCATCAGTTCCTCGCGGTTGTCCTTGACAAAGCCCTGCACGCTCTTGAACAGGTCGATGAAAACCGGGAACAGTTCCTGCGCGACTGAAATCTTGAGCGAGTTTACCGTCTCAAGAACGTCCTGCAAGGAATCGTTGAACGCTTCCGCATTCTTCGCCCCCTCTTCGGAATACCCGCCACCGTGCGACTCGAAATCCGCAATAAGTTTCTTGATGCCTTCATCGCCCTGCGAAAGCAGTTCCGCCATCTTCAGGCCGCTCTTGCCGAAAAGTTCCTGCGAAACAAATGCCTTCTGCTCCGCAGATCCCAACTTCTGGTAACTATCCGCAACAGCCGCAATCAGCGACGGAGTATCCTTGAAATCCGCAAGTTTCTTGCCGCCAAGGATAGAGTCGAACATCTTGAAGGCGGTCTTGTCGCCGCTGCGAGCCTTACCCAGGCTTATATTGAATCTACGCAGAGCGCCATCCATTTCCTCGGTAGACATTCCCGCGTGTTTCGCAGCAGAACTAAAAGCCTGGTAATCCTTGACAGAAAGCCCAACCAGGCGCGAAGTCTTTGCAATCCTGTCGCCGGACTTTGCATACTCTTCGGCAAATCCGTAACTCTTGTCGAAAGCGCTCTTGATAGACGAGCCGAGAGACTTTATTCCGGAAGCGAAAATCTGGACGCCAGCGACAGCGAACGTCTGCTTCATTTTCTTGTGCAAATCGGAAATAGCGGAATCGATTTTTCCAATTCCGGAAACTGTTCCGGTGATGGAATCCTTATCCGCGCTGAAACCGAGTTTTACCAGTAACGAATTGGCCATAGTCTCAAAATAAAATTCAGCAATACAAAAAAGTTATTTTTAGATACATCTTTTCAAGCGTAAAAAGTGACCCGCGAACAGGTCACTTCTTTGGATTCGTCCACTTGGCATACTTTTCTACCGCTTTAAGGCTAAACTCGAAGGCTTCCGCATCGAGGGCCATTATCTGGTCGTAGGACCAGTGGAAAACGCCAGCAAGAGCCGCAAAGCCGTCGTCGAAGCCTAGACCTCGCCACCTGCCAAGAAAGGGCGGGCAAGATCGCCGATAGCCTTCACGTCACGAGCATCCATGTTCAGCACCACAGAAGAAGACTGCCCGGTAGCGCACGCGACAAGCGCAATCAGCGCATCGCCTTCGCCCTTCGTGTTGCCGATGTCCTTGAGGTCCTTACCGACGAAGGATTCCTTCACGGTAACACTCTCGATCTGTTCGCCGTTTGCCTTTGTAATCGGCTTAATCAGTTTGTAGTCCATATTTTTACTCCTTTTATGGATTTGTGAAATTAAGCCGCATCCGGGTGTCGATCCCGGACGGCACGGCCCAAGCAATCACGCTGGACCGCGACGCTTCACCGGAAGTGCGGAGGTCGTAAGCAAGGACACCAGCCTACGAATTCTGGTCACTGGCAGGCCCGGCAGAGAATTCGCAACTCACCTCGCCTTCTTCACACGATTCCGTGATCTGTGCGCTGCAGCTTGCGTTTTCCATGACGAACGTCTTGCCGTTCGGCTTCTTGAGCGTGATAGTGGCCTTCCTGACATGCTGAAGTTCAACAATGTCAAGGTCGCTCGTATCGGTAAGCACGACAGAAATCTTGCTCGGGCTGTCGCCGACACACTTGTTGCCAAGCAGCACACCACCAGGGCCGATAATCGACTCGTAGTGCTTACCGCCATACTCAATGTTCGGATGGCCCTTCAGGTTATACAGGAAGCCGTTGATCTTGAACTCGTACTCACCGCCGACAACTTCGATTTCGTCACCCATTGTCAACCTCCTTAATCAAAAACCAGTTTAGACTTGGAAACAAAGAACTGCTTGATAAGGTGTGCCGGAATCAAGAAGTTCATGGCATATTCATCATCCGGATCGAGTTTCACGACGACGTTCTGGGCAAAGCCCTCGCTGTCGTAGACAAGGCCCTTCTCTTCCCAGATCTTGTAGCGGGC